TTCACATATATAAGTTATACACTATATATGTGGACCCTTTATGAAGAGGACATGAATCAAATACTAGAGCAAGCGTTTCAGAAGTTCTCTCCAATTGCACAATTGCAGATAAAGGGTATTTGGTGGGATGTAATTGTTACTTTAGATAGCACTACAAATAACATTGATCTAGAGCCTGGGGATGCCAAAGTTAGAGTTCTAAAGTATCAATTTAATATGACGGTAAAAAGCTATATCGCCCAGCCTATTTATAGGATTAAAAAACTTCCAGAAAGCATTTGTGAAGAACGTGATCCAATGGAAGAAAAAGACCCGAATGAGGAAAACGATAGGCCAGACTTCATGACAGATGAAGAAATTAGCAACTCAATTGAGGAATTAAAGAAAAGTGTAATGGAACTAGAAGAATCAATGAAGAAGTAAAATATGAGATCAGCAGCAATTATAGGTTATACAGGAAAAGGATTATTCAATACACCTATTAAAACAGATAACGTAAAGGATTTACATACAACTTTTGGAAAGAAATCAAACCTGACAGCAGTGGCGGAACAGCTTATCTATGGCGAGTTCAGTCCACTTATAGTTAGAGTAGAAGAAGATGCTGAAACAGCAAGTTGTTGCTTAGTAGACGAGGATGACACAATTTGCATGGTGGTAAGTGCAGATTCACCAGGATTAGTTGGTAGTTTAACCGTTGTTGAAATTGCAAAAGAAAACAATGACACGTTTAGTATTTTAGTAACGAACAATGGTGAAATGACAGAGTTTTGGGGTAATTTAACACCAGCCAATGCAGAAGAGACGGTCAATTTAGCTTCCAAGTGGATTACAGTTTCGGGCATGACTAAAGCTGTTCCAGCAGTAGGAAGGACAGAGCTACTCCTAGATAATAAAAAGCCATCAGAAATTAAATTAAAAGCAATCCTAGACGCAGTTAAATCGGTGGATGATGCAGACATTGAGTTTATATCTCTGCCAGACTGTGATTCGCCAGAGATAATTAATGTTGTATTGCAGTATTTGGAAGAGAATAGACCAGACGTAATATTAGTGATTGACCCCCCTTGGGAGTGTGATCTTTTGCAGACTTACAAATGGTGTAAAGGGCTAATTCCATCTGAACAAGGTGTAATATTTTGGCCTTGGTTAAATTATGAGAGAAAGAGTATCCCGCCATCGGGTCCAATCCTTACAGCACTTTTGAACTGGCCGTTCATTTGGAAGCCAGTTAGGACTAAGCTTGCAGGCGTTTCTAGTGCTGCATTTAGCATCCATCACGATGAACTAGCCTATCTGTCAAAGCAAGAACATTTTATTAATATAGCCACTAAGAAAAATGATTCTCTTTTGCTAGAAACTAGGATTTTGACTCTCGCTGGGTCGAAACTGTCTGATAGAAGGTTGTTTAATTACATAAAGAACAAAATTAGTAAGGTTGGTAAGGAATTATTAAGATCGCATAATCCCGTAAGCAACAAGTTTAGGCATAATTTTATCGAATGCAGTGAATATATACTTCAACCTATTAGGGAAGATCAAGGTGTTAATAGCTATGTACTTCAAATTAACGAGTTGACGAAACCAGAAGAGTTTGAAGTTAACTTAGAGTTGGCAATTAGGGACAGTGCTGAAATTGTAAATATATGTTTTAAATTTACAAAGTGAAGGGTAAATAAATTTAAGGAGAAGTAAGATGGCAATTTGTAACGAACAACAGCCTTTAAATAAAGCTAATATATTAGAAGACTTGGCTTTTGGTACGCCTTGCGGTGCAGGGACTCAACTCCCAATGGGTCTTGGGGCTATAGGCAATGGTAAGGTTATTTTCAAAAGGAAGTTTCGTTGGACGTTTGAAGTCGAGTTTTGCTGTGATTCAGGCGTACCGAAAGTAGTTGCTAGGGAATTTGTTAAAATCGGTGCGCGTCCACAGATTGACTTCGAAGAAGTTGAAATTAATTACTTAAACGGCAAGATGTGGATTCCTGGCAAGGGTACTTGGCAGACAATGACAGTAACATATTATGATGTTGCGGGTCAGACAGATAATGGTATAAACACATCAACGGTTCTTGCTTGGATCGCTACAATTTACGATTTTAATGATCCTATATGTTTACAAATGAACAGTGTCCCTGCGAACTACGAGGGCATTGCTCGTCTGGTTCTTTGGGATGGCTGCGGTAATCCACTGGAAGGTTGGATATTGCGTCACGTTTGGCCACAATCAGTTAATTGGGGCGATTTGGATATGTCAAGCTCCGAAGAATGTACTGTTGAACTTACGTTGCGTTATAGTGAAGTAAGTTATCAAAACTTCTGCGGTCCAACTGCCTTGAAATGCCCATGCGGTCCATGTGTGTAATCAAAATAAAAATCAAAAAGAGGGGGATTTCTTCCCCCTCTTTTTTCATATATACATAGAGGTTTATTATGGCTGATTGTAAGGGCGAACCGATGGGATTTTTCCGTCCTGAATGGGGCGGCACAGGCGATGCTGGAACGGCAAAGAGAAAATTCCGATGGCTTTTCGATATAGAAAACATCACACTTGGTAATGACACCGCATTACCATGCATAAAAGCTGCTCGTCCAAAACTTACTTTCAAAGAAATGCAAGCAGAGCATTTAAACGAAACAATTAGTTATCCTAGTAAACCAGAATGGCAACCAATCCAGCTATCTCTTTACGACAGATGCATTAATGTTCAAAACCCTATTTTCACATGGTTAAAAAAGCAATACAATCCAGTCCCAACGGATGATGATGAGCTTCCTGGTTGTAGCGACTGGTTTCCATGCATAGACCCCCTATCATTTAAAGTATGTTGTACGTTGAAATTACTTGATGGTTGCGGAAACAAGTTAGAAGAATGGACATTGGAGCATTGCTATCCCCAAAATATTGATTGGGGTGACTTAGATATGAGTAGCAGCGAAATTGTCACTGTTGACTTTAGCCTAAGATACGATAGAGCATTTCAGACATTCCCATCAAAAGATCATAAATTATATACAAAAACAGAATGTGCTAGTTGTACCGATCCTAAAGACTGTGGTGATGATAGTGAAGGTACACTTGCGATAAATTCAATGAACATCACCGCCATGTTAAGAAATGCAACCAGCATGAGTGTGACAGTCCAAAATAATTTAGGAAATATAAAACTCAATGAGCCTGACTTTGTAATGATTATTTAACCTTCGAACAGGTCGGGGAAAATATTGCGGCATTCTTCAATTGCATCCTCTAGCTGTTTGGTTTTCCAGCCAAGAACGCGACAAGCACCGCTTTTATTAAGTCTACCCTTTTTCGTATAAACTTTGGATTCGTTCATCAACAACGCATCAATTAATTCCCCAAAACCATTGTCAATAAGTTTCTGGATAAGCTCTTGCTGTTCCAAAACTTCTGTTAAGTTCTTGCTCATGTTTAAATTATATAATAAGATTACCCTTTTACAACATAATTATTAGTATTTTGCGGTTTGTGTCTCAGTAAAACCTTCTCCACTTGGTTTTGTAGGAAGTCGTGATACTTTTTCTTAAGTTCATTATAATTTCGAGCGGTTCGATAGAGTTGTCTGTAGTGATTAAGAATACAAGTTGTCATGTAATTGAATGCTTTACCTTTCTGTGGGTCAAAACGATCTATTTTCTCAAAACAAATCATTACTCCTTCTTGGATAGCATCATCTATATCAATGAGATTAAACTTAGCATACCTTACTATGTTTTCCGACAATGTAAGGAAAGCGAGAGCCAACTGTTGTTGAGCGTCAATATAAGCTGTACTGGCAAACTTATACATATTTGAAAATCTGTCTAATCGTAGGATGAAATCCACACAATCATTGCCGCGATTAATCGCGCCTTGCAAATCTTCAATACAAATCTCATATTTGCTCTTTTCCCTCTTGGACTGTTGAAATCTGGCAATAACTTCTTCAAAAATCTTGTTATTTAAATACTCCGTACTCAAAGCACTCCTTAGAAAAATAGAATCTTATCTATGCTCACCGTTTAAAGATTTTTTATAATCTTCTATTCGCCACGCCGCTATTCTTTCAAGTGCCTCGTTTCTCGCATCTCCAAACCATTCTTTCGCTTTCTTAAAATACTCTGGACTATAAAGCTTTCCAGAAGTGTAACTCCTTATATGATCTATGTTTTCGTCAGTTTGCCTTGAAAAGTTTGCTTCATGTCCAATAAGGTGTGGTTTAATTTTTTGATATCGGAGTATGTAATTCCCTAGAATTTCGGTATCTGGCCAATTAGGTCTTAATGGGCTTGGCTTATAGTCTCTTATGTTGTACATATTGCACAATCTTCGTAGGCTCCAGCCAAAGCCAATTTTATCCATTGTTGGCATATGATAGATGGTAGCGGTATGAGAAACCATGCCTTTCCAGTCACTATGCGCTCTTTCAGACATTTCGTATCCAACAACAGGGGAAATTTCCTTGGCCATAGTCAATAATTCAGACAGAAATGTTCTTTTTCTAAGGAAACAATCAGCATGTGTAGCAAATATAAATTCTGTTCTACACAGCGCAAAAGCTGTGTCCATAGCCATTGCTGGGAAGTCGGACGGATGTTGGACCGCATTTAATTGAAGAAAATGTATTTCAACATCAGGAGCTTGCAGCTTTCTCATTTTTTCAAGCTGTTCTCCACGGCTTCCTGTATCAATTATAAGAATATAAGGACGTTCAGTTTGCAATCTTAATAATTCTATGCAAATTTCAAGTGTTTCAGATGTATCTAAAGCAGGAATGGCAGCAGTGATTTTGTAGTCCCAAGGTTTCTTTTTTTCACTTCCCTCCCAAGGAGCGGTGGTTGTGTTAACGCCTAACCCACGAAGCGGTGCAATATCTTCTTTCATATTTAACTCACTTAACCTTATGCAAATAATTGAACTATTATATAAAATAGTAGAAAACCCTAAGTCTTCCGAGAATTACCTTAAATTAAAAGAACATTTCACTCAAAATAACATGGTTCAGTTATCTGAGGCGTTCGACCATCTACTTAAAGTAAAATATGCATCCACTCACAGTAATACTCCTGAACAAGACAAACCCTAACAATACCCTAAAATCCGTACTTGAGCTTCAACCACAACAAATTCTGTTAGGCACCTTCCTGCCCATCAATATTCACCATAAATCAC